CGGTGTGACCGGGTCTCAGCAATGCTGAAACCCAACCATTCCGGTACCTCTCTCACGAGAGGCTCCCCACTGATAGCTTTTAGGCTAATCAGTGTGCTCTGTGCAAGATTCATATATCAAATATGGATCCCATGCAGTGCGTTCACTGTAGGATACTCCAGACTTTATACTACAAAAGTTTGGGGTGCTCGCTAAACGATAGCGAGTGGGTACCCTACTGTCAACCTCAAAAGGACGTGGTGAACCGTTTAAAGTGTCTCTCGATACTTTATTCGGTTTAATCACTTCTGAGTTCATCATAGGCTCTTCCCGCGAGGGATAAGCCCATTGATCTGAGGTGTCATATGACAGGCGACTTCTGTCGCTGCCTTCCTGCACCGTAAACCAATGAGTTAGAGCTCCTGTCTCTGGGCGACTAATCCTATGCGATTTCCGCATAAGACGTTTCCGTGGAGAATGGCCTGTGACGAGGGCGGTGACACTTTCAGTGTCTATGCCCCCCCACAAAGCCTCAGGTATCGCTTTACTCCATTTCATATGAAAGGAAGCAGAATCTGGATTCAAAAAGAAACCAAATCCACGACCGTCCCATTCAAGGAGACGGTTTAATAAGCGTATGATGTCGGTCTTAGTTTTGACCGGTTCCCGTAGATAAAACGGGGTGACGTCCAAAGTGTGGTCATAATGTTTACCACAGCTCTCTCGAAATGATCCAGTCCAGTTTGATTTCTTAGCGTTAGCTTTGAAACCGAACCATCCAAATATTTGGATGAGGAATGGGGCCATAACGGAAGGGCATATGATGTCATCACCATAAACACTTATGCGGCCTTTAGTGCCGAGCGAGTGAGCAATTGCGCGTGTTAACGCCCAAAAAAGTAAGCTCTCAAGCTCGAAAGTAAAACCATTACCCATGGATGAAAACATCTCGAGGGTGTGAACCTTCCCAGAGGGAAGGATCACGGTTTTAGCACGAAGGTCATCTAGGAGGAAGTACCACTCAATAGGTAGCAACTCAAATACGAGCTGCCGAGTGATGCTGTCACTAGCCGCAGAGAGATCAATCGTGGCTAACCCAAGATGCAATGCATCTCGAGCAAGCTTTTGATTGACGGTCTGGTCATTTAAATTTATGCCAAACCGTTTCAGTTGACGCCTGATATGGGCGCCGGCTGATCTCTGCAAGAACATATTGATCTCGGGCTCTTTACAAGCCGCGCGATCTATGTCCGCATTCTTCGGGACAGTGAAAAACACACTCGACTCCTGCAAACTTACCATCTGGTCCTCTAGGCGTGTGTTAATCGCCATACGGGACCAGTGAGGTAGTGCAGTCGTCGATACATGTGCTTCGCCAGTGCACTTCTCAGCGGATGCGCAAACGCTCCGCTTGATTCGTGTACTCGCACCATTGGTGTGTGACGATCCGGCAAGTAATTCCGGTATGTCAAGTTCACCCAGTACGGAGGCTATAATCTTTCGAGCTTTTGCGATTATCGCATCACTTGAAATTCCATAGCCAAAATCAGCGTCTCCGAGTTGGATCCGCTGATTAGTAGACGAATTGTGCCGCTCAATGGTTAACCACTTTGTTAATGTGGCCATCGCACGCACATCTGGAGGAGTAGTGCCTTTATCGCAGAATTTCGAAAGAAGTTCCTGCTTAAGGTATCTACCCTTGAACCCTTCAACGTCTGCAAGTTCATCAACAAGGTTGATTAGCTCACATTGGAATGAAAGGCCGATGTGGTCTGGTATGTAATTGGCGCAGGACTTTGTCCCGAACCTTTTACTGCGACCCTTAGACCGTGAATCACGGTTAGGATCACCCCTCATAATTTTGGGGTTGGTCATCGATATCTCCTTTGGAGAAAGTTGTAGAAGTAGCCCACAGAGGGCTAACGCTCAGGAGTGAAAAACCGGCCGACCTTCATCATAAAGGTCAGTTTCGGCAATTCATCCAGGACGACGCGTTCAACTGACAGGTCCGTGAGTCGCTCAGAAATGAGTTCCCCAGGGGTTTTTATCAAGGTCAAAATAACCACGATAGTCAAGCTGAATAACACGCAAAGTGATAGGACAACGGATAAAACGCCATTGCCCCACACTTTAGATGCTAACCAACGTAGAGCTGCGAAGCTCATGGTTAGTACATCCCTTCAAGATCGGTAAGAACCGCATCCATGAAGGTCTGGCTTTCAGCCAGAAGGTTGGCACATTTGCCAACCGCGTTTTCGCGTTCCTGCAACGTCGATTCAGCAGCAAAAGAAAGCGACACCGTGATGCGAGCATCACGGAGTAGCTTAGAACTGTCAACACCGTTGATAGTTTCTGTTGCAATTACAGGGTCGACCAACCGCACCTGGACTTTACGAATGCCAGTTGCGGTTATGCGTGACGAAATCGAAAGAGTTTCGGCACCAAAAGGAACTCCGCTGGACACACGAAATTGTTGAACGTCACCGTCAGGTGCGCTCGGAACATAAACGTGTGCAAGGGGAGTTGATTCTCGGTCTAAAACCGAGATGCTAGTAAGTGCAGGCATAAAAGCCTCCATTTATTTAGTGGATCACAGGATATCAACGCCAGATTAGCGTATGACTTGACCCGATCCACTTATCTGTGCAGCGATGGCCGATAACACAAGGCCTTGACTGCCTCCAAGTCCAAAATTATAGGACAAGGACTGCATGGGAAAACCGGTCATAACTGACCGATAGTGCCCATTCTCTTTTATCGTATATGACGGATAAGATCCTGAGTGATTACTTTCCCAGGACCGGTCCACAATTGTGGCATCCGTATTTATAAAGTTGGTTTCATAACCAGCTAAATAAGTGAGACCCATAGGGGCCGAAAGGCCCTTAAGGTAATCTCCAACTGATAAGAACCAGTCGACGATAAAAGAAAGAGGTAACAGCTCCCAAGCGAGTGCGAACGGGTTAATCAAACCCATAGCATTTAATCCCGCTAAGGTAGAATTGGAAATCGTATAAGAGACGCCGACTTGGCATCCCTGTTGCAATTTCCCTGTTACATGACGTGAGGAGATCCAGTACGGACCCTTCTCACTGATACCAATGCCTTGAGCACGCAAAACTGCGTCCTGCTTGTTAAAGCTATTTTGAATACTGCTATGCAGGTTCATCATATCATTAACGATAGGTTTCAAGCCAAATTTAAAGGCGAGAAAATTATCGGCAATTGTGGTATCAAGCTCCCCAGGTCTAAAGCCTAAAGCATAGGCTGCGTCTCTCCAGCGATAGTGATTCGCATAACGGAGGGCGCGTCCAACTTTTATTGCCTGCTCGGTCAGTTGACCGGCATTAGCAAAGGCCTCCCCCATCGATTGACCAAGGTCAACGTCGGAGTTGGTTAAGTTGGCTAGACAGTTGTTCCGAGCTTTAGCAATAGTATTATTGCTAACTATCGGTTCATGCACACTTCCAGATGACACCAATTGGAGCCACTGGACAACAGGATAACGCGTACCGGAATATACTTTTACAGTCGGATATTTAGTCCCACTGCACCAGAAATTTTCGATACGGTCCTGTTTAAACTCGAACGGAATCAGTCGAATAGACTTTTTATACGCCGAGTAGTGTGTAGTGCTAACATGGTTGCCGATATGAATATCAGCACGTGCTTGTTCACTGGTTTTAAATCCAGTTCCCGAGTACTCACCAATTAAGTTATTAGCACAAGGAGCCCCTGGGTCGCGGGTTACAGAGTAACCCCAAGAACCAGTGGTTGATTTATAGTCACGCATTTGAAAGCCTTTCTAGGTATGAGAACCTATAAAGACTCTCGCAAAGTGACTCGGATCAAAGACCCTTGGCATGCGAAAGCATTGCCAGCTCTCAGGAAATCCTGAGAGACCTTCACGTTTACACGTGAAGAGACCC